TGTTGGCATATCGGTATCATAATCATTAATCCCTTGCCCCCAAGCCAATGGGGGTTCATACCCTGCCCATAGGGGAAAGGATCAAGAAACATGTCTTTTAGAAATGCGAATTACAGTATTAATCGCGTAGGAGGCTTTGGCGATGGACACAAGTCTGGTCAGAGCATTTTTGAAGAATCTTCTACTCCTACGACATATATCGGAGATAAGGTAGAGCTTTCTGATGGTCGGGTATTCCGTTATGGATATACCGCAGGCGCGATTAACAGAGGTCTGCTGGTTTCTCAAGATGTATCAGCAACAGCCATCGTAGAAAGCGATGGTAAACTGACAGCCGCTTCTGCTGGTGCTACTGAGGTGACATACACCGATTCCGGGACTGTAGGCAGTGCAACAGCGGATCAGTATGCAGGTGGTTACTTGCACATTACTGATGATGCAGGAGAAGGCCACCAGTATCGCATTAAAAGCAACACAGCAGCAGACAGCAATGCGGTTACTTTCACGCTGTACGATCCGGTTGCTGTCGCTCTTACCACTGCCAGTGATGTAGCCGTTACTGGCAGTCTGTGGTATAATGTTGTTGCTGCTACCGCAGGGACAGATTACATCATGGCAGGTGTTACGCCTATAAGTTTCACTGCAAATTATTACGGATGGTTCCAGACCGCTGGGGTGGCTACGATCCTATCGGATACGGCTATTGCCATCGGTGACAATCTGACACTCTCTGATGGCGTTGCTGGAGCCGTACAGCTTAAAGACGCAGAAACGGAGCCTCTGGTTGGCTTCGCCTGTTTTGCTCCCGATGATGGTGGGCATGTCGGCGTAGTCCTTCAGGGCCTGGTAGCATAATCAGACTGTGCAATATTAACAGGGATGGGGCATAACGCCCCATCCCTTATAAAAAAGGATGTGACAGGTATGGCTAAACAGAATGCCAAAGTTAAAGAATTACCAGTTCCTGATATTTCAGAAGTCTCTGAGCCCGAAGAAGCCCCACGTCAGAAGATATCTCTTGACGATATCCGCGAGGCTCTTGCTCCTGCTACGGATGAAGAAAAAGCCGCTTTCGCAGAAGCGATAGGATTGTCAAAAGTTATCGGCGCTCCCAAGCGCAGACAAAAAAGAGTTACCGATGAAGAGATCAAGAACATGTCTTTAGCAACTGGGGGAGCCTCACATCCTGAAGATTTTCTGCCTATCCCTCCCGAGCATATTGTAGGGCTTGGTGAGAATGCTGTTCAGGCATGGCAACAGCAGTGGTTGGATGGCAACGTAAAAAATTGGGATCGCGCTTCTGATGCGCAAATCGAAGAGATGGTATCTTCTGCGAAGTTGTAGGAAATATAAGATATGATAGAAGAGCAACTCCTGCGCAGGCATATGGGAAATGAACAAACTTCGCGTGGTCACGTGCCAGAAAAACAGTTCTCACGCGTTTCCGAGCTTATTGATGCTACTGGTTTTTCTGGTGATGGAACCCTGCTTCAGTTTTCTCAGATAGTCCTGAAGGGGAGAGCAGATACACCGGCAGATCCTCCTAACGACTACTGTGTGATATGGCTTGATACAGGAGCAGATACTATCAAAGCAAAAATCACCAACGGATCTGGAGCGACACAGACAGTTTTTCTGGGTTGGATACGGTAAATATTATGACGCTTAAAAAAGTAATGGAAATGGCACTGAGGCGTGCAGGATTGAATGAAGAAACGTCTTCCTTTCTGGACAATGCCCGAGATTATTTCAATGTAGGACTGCGTGACTTAAGCGAGAGGCGTGCCTGGAGGTGGTTGTTCAAGTCTTCGACATTTACGACTACATCCTCTACGCGCAACTATTCTCTGGCTTCTGATGTGATGCGTCCTTTGTCTTTTGTGAACACGACAGATAATCATACAATGGACATCGTAGATGCGTCAGTGGTAGATCGGGTAGATCCTGATGCAGACGAAGAGGGTAACCCCCGATCTGTATATATTGCAGGGATCAACTCTTCGACAGGATACTGGACTGTAGATTTGTATCCGATACCGGACGATGGATCAACAACGATAACATATCGTTATTATGCTTTTATTGCTGACAAGACGAGCAGTAATGATGACACCGATCTTGCTGCGACACTGCCCCCATGGGCGCAGAATGCGATGATATATTTTATCTCTTCGCAGTATAAAGGTGAACTTGGCGATCTTGACGGAGAGCAGACCGATTATTTACTCTACGAACGCGCAATTGCCAACAATTTGAAAGTCGATGCTGAAGCGGAGAGTGGGAATACTCCTGACCGCATGGCACGTCACGGAGAAATTTTTGTCCGACAAAGCTTTAATTTCAATGTCAACGAAGGATCTCTAAGCACGTAGGGAAATTATGCCTGTAATTGGATCTTCTCATTTATACGGACCGTGGATAGGAGGGTTTAATGCTTCCAAACCCTCTGACGATCTTGATCCAAGAGAAATATATGATGGCGAAAATATGCGTGTATTGCCAGATGGATCGCTGAGGCAGCGTCCCGGCACAACCCCATATAACTCTTCAGCTCTTTCAGGAAATCCCACAGTTGATACACTGGGTCAGCACGCCTTCGATGCAGACACCAAGAAAGTATGGGCAATAGCCGGTGGTAAATTCTGGGAAGATACAGGTAATGATGGAGGGTTCGATAATCGTACGTCATCTTTTACAATTACAGCAGGAAAACGATGGTCTATGGCAGATGCCTTTGGCACATTGATAGGTCATAATGGAGTCAATGGGGACACGATTATCAAGTGGACAGCAGCAGGTGGGAATATTGCCGCTCTGGATGTAGACAGTCGCTTTGCATGGGCAAAATACTGGGACTTCTGGAACAACAGAGCATGGGCAGCAAACGCGTCTACAGGTACAGAAGATGTTTGGCGCAGTGATGTTGGAGATATCGAGACATGGGGTTCTACATCTTTCTTTCAACTGGGAACGATATGCACGGGCATACGATCTATGTCCAATTTTATGACGTGTCATTCAGAATCATCTATAACGCTTCTGATTCCTACGGGTAATGCTGTAGTTCCTTATCGACAGGTGCCAAAACAGGCAAAAGGAACAATCAGCAATGCTTCTTTGTTGACAGTAACAATACCAGGGGTTGGGGAAGTCCAGTTATATGTCCGCGAAGACGGCATATATGCATTTGATGGAGAGTCCAGCAGAAAACTGTCAGAGCCTCTGGATGGATCGCGATATTGGGATTCTATTAACACGTCTGCACTTAAAGACTCTTTCGCTGTCAATGACCCTGTAAATTCTGAAATTATCTTCTACCTCCCCTATGGGGCAGGGCAGACTACGATGAATCACCGCATGGTATATAATTATCGCCTGGGCAATTTCTATGTTCCATGGACAGGGACAACACGCGCATATGCTGCGTATATTAACAATAAGCCTCACAGTGGAGGTATCAGTGACGGCTTCGTATATAACGAAGCAGGAACAAATTTGACAGACACTGATGGAACGACAGAGACAGCTATAGATGGGTGGTTTGAGACCTCTTCTCAAAGTCCTGCCGGTGAAGATGTAACGCCTCGATGGCTGTTTAACCGAACAACTCTGGATATCAAAGGGACATTCCCTATAGAGTTTTCTGCGATCATGCAGTCTTCTCCCGGCATTTATCAGACAATAGAGCCGCAGGGAACATATGCAGCGATAGAAACGGCTTTCCAAATTGGCATTTCTGCAATCGCTGATGACACCTCTCACGTTTTGAATTTAGATCAGAACCTGAATGGGTATGATCCTCATATAAGACTAAAATATCGCAATGCTGGAATCGATGAAGAGATGTCTATTCGCAAGGCGACCTGCGTGTATCGATTAATTGGGCGTACACGCAAACGGCGTGAAGGAGTAATCTGAGATGGCATTATCTGATGCTGTAAAACGGCGAATATTGAAAGCGAACGCTATAGGCGAACACAGAATTTCTGCGTTGAGCGAGCAGGATTTTATCGACCTCGCGTCTCGGCATGGGGGAATTGAAAAGTTTACAGCAAATGGAGCATCTGCATCGAAACCTGCACCGCCAGTAGTCGGTGGTGGGTTTGTCGATCCGATTACCGGAGACACGCGCGTGGATAAATATGGTGGACAATTGCCGTCCACAGGACCACAGCCAGATCCTCCAGTCCATTGGAGGCAGAAATCAATTGATGAGGCATCTCGTAAACGAGAAACAGAAGACCCTTTGACTGAGGTTCTTACAGATCCAGTCACGCAAACGTCTACGCCTCCAACAACAGAAGACCCTTTGACTGATGTTCTTACAGAGCAGTCACCTCAATATGCAACAAAGGAAGAAGCATTAGAGAAGGGTGGTTTTAAGGGTTTTGTAGATTGGGCTTCGCAGCAACCAACAGATTTTGATATTTGGTTGAGCAAAACTCCGATTCATTATCAAAAGGCATATCGGGAGCAGGGGCCAGAAAAGCAAAAAGAAATACGTGAAACTTTCACAGAAACGACGAAACCAAAATTAGGTAAACCAACAGGTGACGT